CTTCATCGAAGACTCGACCATGCAGTCGCCAATCGATGTCGCCACTGTTGAGAGCCTTAAAGAAGCGACTCGCGAAGTCCTGTCCGGCCTAACTGCCCGTGAAGCCAAGGTACTGCGCATGCGCTTCGGTATCGACATGAATACCGACCACACCCTTGAGGAGGTTGGTAAACAGTTCGACGTGACCCGTGAACGGATTCGTCAGATCGAAGCCAAGGCACTGCGCAAGCTGCGCCACCCGACGAGAAGCGAGCATTTGCGCTCCTTCCTCGACGAGTAATAACAGAACCCCCGGCCCAGGCCGGGGGTTTTGCTTTATGCAGATTAAATCCCTCGCACCTCCCCCCCGCCGCCTAGCCCGTCTACACTCGAAACATTCCCCCGAGCCATAACGAGACCGTTATGCCCAGACTGCCGACCGTGCTTTTTTTGCTGTCGCTGATGACCTGGACCGCAACGGCTGGCGCGCTGACTCTGACTGACGACGAACGTAGCTGGCTGAGCGCACACCCGGATTTGCGCCTGGGTGTGGACGCGTCATGGCCGCCGTTTGAGTTTCGCGATGAACAGGGCCGCTATCAGGGCCTTGCTGCGGACTACATCAACGTGATCCGTCAACGGCTGGCCATCAAGCTCACACCCATCGAACCGGTCAGCTGGACGGTCGTGCTGGAACAGGCCAAGCAAGGCAAGCTGGACGTTTTACCGGGCATCATGTCGACCCCGGAGCGCCAGTCCTACCTGTCGTTTACTCGCCCGTATCTTGACTTTCCAATTGTCATTCTGGCCCATGTCGGCGGCGCCCAACCGCACAAACTCGAAGACCTGTACGGGCTGAAGATCGCCGTGGTGGAAAACTACGCGCCCCATGAGCTGTTGCGCACCCACCACCCGGATCTGAATCTCGTGCCGATGTCCAATGTGAGCTCGGCCTTGCAGGCATTGGCTACCGACGAAGTGGACGCCGTGGTGGGCGATCTCGCATCCAGTGTCTGGAGCCTTCGCCAGCTCAAGCTCGAAGGGCTGTATGTCAGCGGCGAAACCCCCTACCGCTATCAACTGGCGATGGCCGTGCCTCCGGACAACAAGGTACTGGTCGGCATTCTGGACAAAGTGCTGGCGGACATGAGCCCCAGTGAAATCAGCGCCATCCAGGAACACTGGGTGGGCAATGTCCTGGATCATCGAACCTTTTGGTCGGATTTGCTGGTTTACGGCCTGCCGGGGCTGCTGTTTCTGACGGTCATGTTGGCCGTGGTGATCCGGATCAACCGCCGACTGAGTTCTGAAATTGCTCGCCGGGTCGACCTGGAGCAGGAACTGCGCAGCAGCGAGTACCACTATCGCGGGCTTGTAGAAAGTTTGTCGGCCATCGCCTGGGAAGCGCGGATCAGTGATTTCACCTACAGCTACGTCTCACCCCATGCCGAAGACCTTCTCGGTTATCCCCTGTCTCATTGGCTGATTCCAGGCTTCTGGCGCAACATCATCCACCCCGCAGACCTGACCCGGGCACAGTCTTTTTGCGATCACGAAGTGCTGGCCGGGCGCGATCACAGTGTCGATTACAGGGTTATCACCGCCGACGGTCGCTGCCTGTGGGTGCGCGATATCGTCAGCCTGATCGAGCACGGTCATGAACCGATCATGCGCGGGCTGATGATCGATATCAGTGATACCAAGCGCACTGAAGAAGCGTTGAGTCTGTCCGAGCAAAAATTTGCTTCGGTCTTCCAGCAATGCCCGGACATTCTGGTGATCGCGCGACTGTCCGACGGTTGCCTGCTGGAGGTGAACAAAGCCTTCGAAGAGCAAATCGGCCTCAGGGCTGAAGACGTCATCGGCCAGACCGCCACCGACCTCAACATCTGGGGCATCCCCGGCGTCGGGCCGGGCCTGCTGCAGCGATTGCAGGCTGGCAGCATCCGCAACCTGGAGATGCCTTTTCGCCGCAGTAGCGGCCACGTGTTCACCGGCCTGATTTCCGCCGAGCCTTTTGATTTGAACACAACACCTGCCTTGGTGGTGGTGGTGCGTGATATCAGCCAGCTCAAAGAAACCCAGCAACAACTGCAAACGTCCGAAGAGAAATTCGCCAAGGCCTTCCACGCCTCCCCGGACGGTTTGTTACTGTCGCGCCAGAGCGACGGATTGCTCCTGGAGGTCAATGAAGGCTTCAGCCGCATCACCGGCTTCAACAGTGCGATGTCCGTTGATCGATCGTCCCTGGACCTGGGGATATGGGTCAACCTCAACGAACGCAAACAGATGCTCGACCTGCTGCATCGGGACGGTTTCGTCCGCGACTTCAGTTGCCACATCCGCCGTAGCGACGGGCAGATTCGTCTCTGCGAGGTGTCGAGCCGCCCATTACCTATCGGTGATGAAGCTTGTATGTTGACCATTGCCCGGGACATCACCGAGCGGCACCTGATGCAGGAAAAGCTGCAACAGGCCGCCACCGTGTTCGAAAGCACGGCCGAGGGCGTGCTGATCACCGACACCCAGCAGCACATCAGCGCGGTCAACCGCGCGTTTACCGAGATTACCGGCTACAGCGAGAGCGAAGCACTGGGCCACACTCCTCGTCTGCTTGCCTCTGGCCTGCATGACAGCGCGTTTTATGCGGCGATGTGGCACCAATTGACTGCAGAAGGTCATTGGCAAGGCGAAATCTCCAACCGCCGCAAGAATGGCGAGCTCTATCCGAGTTGGCTGACCATCAGCGCCGTGCGCAACCGGGACAAGTTCATCACCCACTTTGTGGCGGTGTTCGCCGACATTTCCAGCCTCAAACACGCTCAGGCCAAACTCGACTACCAGGCGCACCACGACCCGCTGACCGGCTTGCCAAACCGCACACTGTTCGAGAGTCGACTGCAGACCGCCCTCAACACCCAACAGGAAAATGGTGGCCAGGGCGCCGTGCTGTTCCTCGACCTGGATCGTTTCAAACACATCAACGACAGCCTCGGCCACCCGGTTGGCGATCTGCTGCTCAAAGGCATCGCGGTGCGCCTCAAGGAGCAGTTGCGCGACATCGATACCGTTGCGCGCCTGGGCGGTGACGAATTCATCATCCTGCTGCCGGGCCTGCAACAGAACAGCGATGCCGACAACATCGCGACCAAACTGCTCAACTGCTTCGGGGCGCCGTTCCAGGCGGGTGAACACGAGTTTTTCATCAGCGCCAGCATCGGCACCAGCCTGTACCCCAAGGACGGCTGCGACGTCGCCACGCTGGTCAAGAACGCCGATGCCGCGATGTACCGCTCCAAGGCCAAGGGGCGTAACCGGGTCGAAAGCTACACCCGCGACCTCACCGCACAGGCCAGCGAGCGCGTGGCGCTGGAACACGAATTGCGCCGCGCCATCGAGCGCAACGAACTGTTCCTGCACTACCAGCCAAAAATCAGCCTCGACGACCATCGTCTGGTCGGTGCCGAAGCACTGATTCGTTGGCATCACCCGACCTTTGGCATGGTGCCGCCAGAACACTTCATTCCCCTGGCCGAAGAAAACGGCATGATTCTGCAAATCGGCGACTGGGTCCTTGAAACCGCCTGTCGGCAGATGAACGAGTGGAATCAGGTGTATGAATGCCTCGGCCCGCTCTCGGTGAACCTCGCTGGCGCCCAATTGCGTCAACCCAACCTGTTGGGGCGAATCGAACAACTGCTCAAGGACAGCCATCTCCAGCCCGGATTTTTGCAACTGGAGATTACCGAAAACTTCATCATGAGCCAGGCCGAAGAAGCGCTGGCGGTGCTGCACCAGCTCAAACAACTGGGCGTGCAGTTAGCCATCGATGACTTTGGTACCGGCTACTCGTCATTGAGCTATCTCAAGCGACTGCCACTGGACATTCTCAAGATCGATCAGTCGTTCGTCCGCGGCCTGCCTGACGATCCACATGATGCGGCTATCGTTCGCGCGATCATCGCTCTGGGCCGCAGCATGCAATTCACCGTCATCGCCGAGGGTGTAGAGACCCTGGCGCAACAGGAATTCCTCGCCGCCGAAGGCTGCGAACAGATCCAGGGTTACATCGTGAGCCCGCCTCTTCCCGCCGACGAATTCGCCGCGACGTTTCTTCGTATAGCCGTATCGGATTTTTCGGATAGCACAGCGGAGAAACCGTCGCTATAATCCGCGGCCTACTGAGGGCCTATAGCTCAGTTGGTTAGAGCAGAGGACTCATAATCCTTTGGTCCACGGTTCAAGTCCGTGTGGGCCCACCACCTTGAAAGCCCCGCACTGCGGGGCTTTCGCACATCTGGACACTATGATTTTGGCAGGGGCTTTTCTTTCAAAACGGCCAAAGTGTCCAAAAAGTGTCCACGTCGATTTGCCAGCGGGTTGAGATTGACCACCTCAGCCATATGTCCAGGACTGAAATGCGCATACTTTTGAGTCATGGCCAACGTCGCATGCCCCAACACTTTCTGAAGGGTAATGATGTCGCCGCCATTCATCATGTAGTGACTGGCAAAGGTATGCCGCAGAACATGCGTGAGCTGCCCTGCCGGCAGATCCAACCCAACCGCATCAACCGCACGCCGGAAGACCTCATATGAAGGCTTGAACGGCAATGCCTTTTGCAGCCGCTCATCCAACTCTTTAGAAATTGGAATCGTCCGGTTTTTGCTGGTTTTAGTTTTGCTGTAGTGGATGCGTTTCTGCCGCGCCTGGCGCGGTTGCAGACTCTCAGCCTCCCCCCATCTCGCCCCAGTCGCTAGGCACACCTCTGAGATCAACAGCGTGTCGTCGCCTAGCCCTGCAAGATAGTTCAACAGCAAATCAATCTGATCATCCAACAGATAGGCCATTTCTGTTTCGTCAAATCGCAGACTCCGCACGTTAGCCAATGGGTTCGGCAGACTCCATTCGCTCAGCCGCTCCAACTCGTTGAACACCGCACGAAGGTAAGCCAGCTCATGATTGAGCATATTGGCGCTGATCGGCTTGCCCACCTTCTCCCCTTTCATGTAGCGCGAATGCTTGCCTTCAGCGCGCTCCGCACGGTACTGGGCAAAGTGGGAGGAGTTGAACGCTACAGCCTTCGGATTGCCCATACGCTCGACCATGCTCAACAGCAGCGCCTTGCGCTCCTCTCCTGTCTTCAGCGTCTGGCCGTGCAACGTGTACCAGAGCTCAACCAAGTCACTCAGCTGGCGACTATCCGTTTTGCCTTTCCTCTCAAAATCTCCGCGTACCCCATCTCCCATAATCCGCCGTTCAAAAATCTGGGCTTCGTTTTTTGTTCGAAACTTTTTTCGAACTCGACCGCCGTCACTCCCTTCCGGACGACAATCAACCTTATAGCGCCCATCGGCGAGCTGTTTGATCGTCATGGTCAAACCGGGCTGACTTGCCCAGCCTCCGGCGCCGTTTCACCCGTCACCAGCCAAAGGCTGTACTTCTTGAACCGGGGATGATTTGTCAGTTTCCCCAAAACTGTCGGATTGATTTCAGTACTACGTTCCGACTCGGCGTGCTTGTAATCAACCAGGCGCAGGTCGAGAACTTCCGCCATTTCTGCGAGCGTCAGGCGCTCCGCCATTCGCACAGCGTTCAGCTTTTCGGGCCAACTCAGCACCGCCTTCACGACCCCACCGACATACGAAGTCGGCGTCACCTGGCCACAGTCAGGAGCATCACGACCTGTCATTAACCACAGCGTGTATTTGGTGAACCGTGGGTGGTTAACGATTTTGAACAACGGCCCTGAGCCCATCTCGGCAATTCCAGCCTCATATTTTGAGTAACTGCTCATGCTGAATCCCAGCTCTTTGCAGAACATCGATTGGGTCAGTTTTTCGTCGGTACGAATAGCTTTCAGCTTAGCCGGTAAATCCACAGCACACCTCTTGACGCACACCATATTTGGAGTACGATATTCCAAGAAGGGGAAAATACTTCCCCTATATTGGACAAAAGGGTAGCAGAATGCAGATTGCCATCGACACGCCATACGTGACCGTCAACGAATATTCCCGCCGCTCGGGGCTGTCGGACACAGCCGTTCGCAAACAAATCGAACGCGGTGGCTTACTGACCCGTCCGAAACGAGAGGGAGACACTTCGTCCGTTTTGATCAACCTGGTTCACTCCGTGCTGGAGGCTGCGGAACAAGCGGAGCGCGTGCGTTCCTCTGACAAAAAATCAAAGGCTGTCGTGTGATGGGCCAGCGTATGCCACTCAGCCAGGCAACCTTTGACGACATCTATCGCAATGAAGTCGTCGAGGCTCTGACACATGATTCAGATCTGGACTTCAAACGCATCAACGACAAGTCGATGCAGCAGGGGAAATGCCCACGCTGCGGCGAGCGTGAACTGTTTATCAGCGTGCTCAAGCCTTGGGTTTTGAAGTGCCAGCGGGATAACAAATGCCAGTTTGCGGAGAAGACGCGTGAGCGCTACAGCTATCTGTTCGAGAACCTGAGCAAGCGTTATCCAAAGACCGAGGACAATCCGCACGCAACCGCCGATGCTTACCTACAGCGCAACCGCGGCTTCACTATCGTCCCGATGAAGGGCTGGTACGAGCAGGGCAAGCGCTGCATGAAGGATGGCCAATGGGCCGACACCGTTCGTTTTCCCCTATGCGATGGCTACTGGGAACGCGTCATAGACGCCACGATGGTGACCGCAAATGACGGCGTCAAAGCTGGCATCAAGAAGGGTATGAGTTACCAGGCTAAAGGCTGGACGCCACCAGGCCAGACACTCGAAAAGAGCGACAAGGTTTACATAGTTGAGGGGATTTTTCACGCCATTGCGTTACACCTGGCGGGCTTCAAAACCATAGCATCGATCAGCTGCGTCAACTTCCCTTGGGAAGTGATCGAGGCCAACAAGGGCAAATCAATTACGTGGGTCATCGGGCTGGACGACGATGCCGCCGGACACAAGTACATCCCTAAGCACCTGCGTCAAATCCGCGAGCTGCGCGAGATCGGCTGGGTGGCCTTGGCGGGCGAGCGAGACTGGGACGACGTGTACCGGGATGGTGACCTTGATTCCATCTTCATGGCCGAGGCCGAGTATCAAGGTCGCCTGTTCACCGCTGAGAACACCGGCAAACTGGCTTACCTGCTCTATCTACGCCGACCATCTGGCTTCTATACGCTGCAATTTCGCAATTGCTTGTATTCCGCTCGGGTCAACCAAGCGGACTTGAGCAAAGACCTGGGCGAAGAAAAGGTCGAAGGCAACCGGGAAATTTTCAGCAAACACGTCAAGATCCGCCAGGAAGCCAACTGCATCCCTAACCTGGAGTATTTGGAAAAGGACATCGTCACCGGAGAGCAGCGCTATTTTTTCGACTTTCAGTTTCCGGACAAGGGTCGTAGCTGCAAAGCCCCCTTGGCGCCTAACTCTATAACCGACCCTAGGGGGTTTGCCCGATCGCTGCTCGAGCACACGCCCGGTGGCAACTTCGAAGGTGGCGAAAGTGTCCTGAAGATTCTCAAACACAAGTGGCTCAACGACCCAACCCGTGCGGTTCGCACAGTACGCAGCTTGCCATTCGTGGGCTATGACGACAGCAGCGGGGTTTATTGCTATCCAGCCTTCGGCTTCTCTAAAGGCCGGGAACTGGAAGTCAACAGCCACGGTTTTATCGAATTAGGTAGTGATGGCGTCAAGACTGTTCTGTCAAATTTTAAGCTCGAACGTGGGGCAGACTTTGATCCCGAATGGTTCAACGACTTCCTGGCGGTGAACGGGCTCAACGGTTTGGGATGTTTGTCCTGGTGGACGGCCTCTTTGTTCGTGCAACAGATCGGTATGAAGCAGTCGTCGTTTCCTTTTCTTGAGCTCACCGGGGAACCCGGCGCAGGCAAAACCACGTTACTGCGCTTCCTATGGAAACTGTGCGGCCGTGACAACGAGGAAGGTATTCGCCCCAGTGGCACAGGCGCCAGTGGTGTGGGTCTGTCCCGTTCACTCGCAGAAGTCAGCAACCTACCCGTGGTGCTGATCGAATCCGACAAGGAATACACCGACAGCCAGGGGCGCAAAGTCGTCATCCAGTTCAACTGGGACGAATACAAAACTTTGTACGACTACCACGCCAAGTTGCGCGTCACCGGCGCCAAAACTACCGGCAACGAAGTTCGGACCTATATCTGGCGCGCTGCGTTAGCCATTTCGCAAAACACGAGCGTGGACGGCTCCGAAGCCTTTCTGTCACGTATCGTCCACTTCCACGCCACCAAAGAACATCACTCCCTGGCGCTCAAGGATCGGGCGGATCGCTTAAAAGGAATGGATGCGGCCTATCTTGGCGGCTATCTGCGGCGCTGCCTAGCCTTTGAGCAGGAGTGGCTGGCCCGTTACTTCGATGCCTTCCCGCGCTTCGAGCAACGCTTTCAGGCCGTGGGGGCCATCAGTGACGGACGCATCGCCTTGTGCCATGCCCAGGTGCTAGCAGCCGCCTACGCCACCCAGGCGCTGTTTCCCGACTGGGCAGACACAGACACCGAGAACCTTGCCAAACACTTGGAAGTCCGTGCGATCGATCGGCAGCAGCGGTGCCGGTCGGAGCATCCCGACGCCGCATCGTTCTGGCAGATCTATCACTACCTCAATGAACAGCGCGTAACGATCACTGAAAACGGCGAAACCCGTGAGGAGATTCGGGAAACCCTCAACCACAGCGGTGAACCAGGTGTGATCGCGATCAACATCGAGCACTTCCAGAACGTCAGTCGCCAGGCCGGCCAAGAGGTACTGACGCGGGCACAACTGCAACGCGCCTTGCCACAAAGCCTTTCGTTCAAGTTCATCGAAAGCAAAAAGGCCTATTCAAGGATTGAGCGTAAGACCATCAATTGCTGGCTGTTTAAGAAGCGCTGATAACCCATTGTTCTGCAAAGACATATTGCCGTGGATGAGTGTTGCCCGCGTTTTACCACAGAGTCTGTGTGCTACCCCATGTTTTGTCTGTAATTTTTGAACTATTGGTAGATTATCTAATGAATACAGTAAGTTATAAAAAATCGCTGCTGGAATGTCAGTGGAATGCGCTGAACTATTTTTCATTCCAGCAACATTCCATTTTTTCACTTTCATCTAAAAACCTCTGTAAGCCTTTAAACACAAGGGCTGTAGCCGACTACAACTCGCTAGATAGTTCAGCACATTCCATTAGCACTGAACTAGTTTTTAGCTCGGTTTTGCCCAGCAAAATCGGGACTGTCAGCCCTGCCAACATTGCAATAGTTCAAACATTCCAGACGCGCCAACCCCACCCGCGAACTTTGTTTATAGCGAGGCAAGGCCATGGCCGAACTTTCCACTGAAGAAACGTTTCGCCGGGACTGTCTCGCCCGCCATTTATTGCGCCGCTGGTCCCGTGAAGAGATCACCGACTGGCTCAATGAGCCGAAGAAAACCGAGCGCTTTCGCGAAGACATGCGGACCCGCTTGAACACCCAGAAACACGCAAGCAAACCCCAATAACTGGAGCATCACATGAACATCAACGTCATCACCGGACCACAGGCTTCGGGCAAAACCACCAAGCTTCGAACCATCCAGGACGAACTCAAGCACCAAGGCGCAGAGGTCAAAATTCATGTAGGTGAGTACTGCACCACGCCCTATTTCATGAACCTGGTGGCTGACCAGGCCATGGCCGGCGCGAAACACTTTCTCGCGGACGACTGCACCCAGTTCCAGATCCGGGCGCTGTTCGAACTCAAGAGCAAAGGCATTCATGCAGGTGTGCCGACTGATTTTGAAGTTCACCTGGTGCGGAAAGCTTGAAGGGGGAGCAAGTATGAAAGTTCGTTACAGCGCCAATACGTTGCTCGGTCAGCTTCTGTTGCCAACCAACTACGTAGACATGTGCACCGCCGAGGCCTTGGCCGAACTGGCTGCCTCCGCGCATTGGTTGGATCACCCAGAAGAAACCCCAACGCTCATCACCGTCGTTCACCTGCTGGATGTCGACGGTCACGACTTGGGGTTGTTTGAAGTGCGCTGTGAATCTCGCCCGGTATTCACGGCAAGCCTCTTGCGGCAAGCCTAAAAGACGGTGTCGAGGAGTTCGCACCTCCCCGACACCCACTACCACCAAGGAGTTAAACCGATGAAAGCAGCACACCAAAGCAGCAGTGACCGTAAGGATACCACCCCACCGAATCACGGTGGATCCCGCACCTTTAAACCACCCCGGCCACTGCTGGCCACCGCCGTGATCGGGGCCGCATTGATCAGCTACCTGGTGCACAAAACCCCGGACGCCCGACTGCGTTTGGAAAACCTGGCCAACATGGCCCAATCCAAGGGCGATCTGACCGACCGTGACGCGGCTGTCGTCGCCGAGCTGCTGGCCAAACCCACCGCATTGACCCATTCCCAGGGAGAGCCCCGTTATGTCTTCTGAAGCGAACTGCACCACCCCGTCCGACCAACCCATCACGCTGTTGGCACCACCTTGCACTCAGCTCTTTGGACCGGACTGCGTCATCGAGATTCTGTACTGCGCACCAAGCGAGATCGAGCCAAGCCTCGAGCACCGCTTTCTGCGGTGCACGCTCTGCGGTACCGAAGCAAGTTCCACCGCTGAACGGCAAGACTGGTGCACAACCATGCAGCGATCCAAGTCAGCGTGTGGTTGTCCTGACTGCGGGTCGTCGATTGTTCAGGGCTTGACTGAGGCTGTTGAGAAGGAGGGGCAATAACGATGGAACACTATTTCTATAGATCCGAAGACCCGACTGTCATCACCACTGTGCGCAGCTGGTACGAACAGCGTGCCGCTTTCGACGCTGCCCGTATCCAGTTCGGCAAGGTATTTGGCGCCGAAGCCGCACGGATGAAGAATATCGATTCGTTCTTTGTCGGTGGCCTCAAGCTCAGTGCCAGCCGTGACCTTGATGTGCATTGGTGCCGGCCCGATGACTTCGGCTATCGCTCGCTGCGGGCCAAGGTCATCCCACCGAAGGGAACCCCCAAAGAGGAACGTGCAGCGATGCGTGCCGAGCATGAGCGACTGCAAAGCCTTTGGGCCGAGCATTGCCCAAAACGAATCAGCAACCGCGACACCTGGCACCAACTCGGCATCAACACCGGAAACATTTTGATGTGCGGCGGCATCAATTTCGAGTTGGAGGGAGTGGCTTATTTCCACCTAGGTTTTCCGATCGACAAGGCAAAACATCTGGCGAGCGCCGCGGCTGGAAAACCCACTTCGGGCTGGATCGAAGGCGCCGTGGAGATCGTCCGAAGTGAATACAGCGCGGCAGCCGACCTCAAGAACGCGAACAACAAGGGAGCAGGTCATGAAAGCTAACCAGTGCGGAACCGTGGTCGAGCAGAAACGCTTCGCCCAAGGGTGGTTAACCCCCACTCAACGTCCTCAGTGCGGCACCTACAAACACCGTGAAGAGATCGTCCATAACCCCGACTCCCTGTCGGAGTCGATCACTTACCGCTGCAAACTGGGCGACTTTGCAACCGTCAAGACTGCGATCTGCAACCAATATCAGGATAAGAAAAATGATCAATGAAGCATGCGACTGGTGTCGAATCGTTCAGATTGAAGGCGTCTCGGTGCTGTTCTATCAGGACTTCAACCATGACGATGACACCTATCAAATAAACACTTTGGTCAAGACCGATGGTGCCCTGATGAACATCAAGGTGGTGAAAGCTGAGCCGTTCTCACAGGAACAATTCAATGGTTATGTGGGAGAGGACGTCGCGAGAGCAGCGATCAAACAAGCCTGTGATTTAGGGTTTGAACCGGTGATCAGCATTCAATCCAAAGCGGGAGTATCCGGATGCTGATCGACGGTCAACTCATTGCCATCAGCGACGAGCAAGCCCAGGCCGGTCGTGAGCAACTGGAATTGCCCACCGGGTTCTTTCTGGTCGAGGCTACCCGGTTGCTGCATCACAACACAGGATCCGGCTGGGTGCAGATCCCGCTGCCTCGTGGCTTCCTGGTAGCCGCGTATGAGAACACCCAAGGGCATCGCCGTTATGGTGTTGTGGACATAAATAAACAATTGCGCAACTAAGACTTTCCAATTGTGCACTGACTAGAGCAACACCATCAAAGACGCTTCGGCGTCTTTGATGCTTCTTCACTACCCGTTACAGAAAATATAGTTGCCCCTCAGCGGAATACGCCCCCCTCTCTCCCCCCACGCCTTACACCGCCCCGCAAATATTGAATTAAAAATCCGCCACTGAAAATCGTATAGCTGATTCCGCACAAGATCATATACAAAGAGCGAAATTATCTCACGCCAAAACCGAAGGAGCGCATAACTTGACTGCACTTTTTTGACGTAATAAAACCTCTTCACAAGCCAAGTAGTTCCTTCATGGAGAGCAACGTAAAATGCACACAACAATAAAAACACTTGTGACAACACGGGACGTAGTCGAGGACATTGATAGCGTGCTGAGCTGCATCGGTGTAGCCGTTATCGCCAGACCATTACAAACGAAAGAAATGGAAGGCTTATTGGCCATTCTTCAATGGTCTGGAAAAAGACTGTGTGAATGTTCGCAGGAACTGGGCACAGTCATTGATCAACTGGGCAGCGTTCCCAACTGATCGAACAGCTCACGCTGTTGAGCCCTGGGCAGATCACGTAGTCGGTCGAACAAAAGTCGGTCGACGACTTCCGCGGACGGGCTCAAGGTGTGAGAGAAAGCCAGCGTGGTCACCCAGGTGTGACCACAGCTGACGGACAAGCACTGGCAGTACAGTCTGGCGAACGTCACAGACAGTTCATCACGCTTGCCGATGCGTGCTTTTCCGCCGCACTCCTTACAGTAAATTCGCATAGTCCCACCCGTCGTATCCACAGGCCGCTATTTTGCCACACAACATATGGGGTATGTGTGGGTGAATAGACACTATAGGGAGTGGCCTGCCTTACGCTGCCACCACTGGCTCCCGCCAAGCTATCCGCCGATCGGCTCGCAGGCTGTCATTCACCTGGATAAACAGCTGGCTGATCGGCCGGATTTCGTTGTTGGTGTAAACCCGATCAATCTTTTCGATATCGCCGAAGCCGGCGGCGTTCTCCGGCATGACGCCGGCCAGTGCCGGGTTCATGCGCCAGGCGGCAATCACGTCGTTACGGGTTATGTTCTTGATCCGTTCGAATTCATCTTTAGTGGCAATGTCGCCAATTGGAATAATCTGTATCGCCTTGTCCGTGCCGCCCGGAATATTTATAAACATCGAGCGAAAGTTTCCCACACCTTTTGTACCCTGCATCTCTGTTTTTAATTTTGCTTCATCGTCGTCCGACATGTTCGGGTCATTGGTATAAAAAATAAACCCAGCGTGTGCACCGTTGTTGTAATAACGACGACGGAACAAAGTCGCCGACTCATTCAATAACAATGCATGCATGCCGCCCAGGTAATCGGGCACCCCATAGATATTCTGTTCTACGTCGTAATCCATTACATGCTCGACTTCGTCTTCTTCGAAGTGCAGTTCCTGGCCGTTCGGTAACAGCATTACAAAGCCGCCCCCGACTTTGCGGCGCATGTTAAGCGCGGGCAGATGCTGCAACTCAATCACCTGGCCAATCACGTTGCGGATGCGCTGAAAAAACGCATCACCAAAGACCATGAAGTCCAGCGAGGCGCGGCCCATGGTCTGCGCGCTGCACCCGGCCGACGGAATGAAGTCACGCAGCAACAAGTTGCGCTTGAAACGCGGAATCGTGCCGTGGTGGGCATTGGCGCGCAGCAGCTTGGCCAGGCCGGTGCGTGACACGGGTGGTGTGTAGATCCGCCCGTCGTTGCCGGCGAACACGCCCAGGTACTCGCCCATGTTGGTGGCCAGCACCGACTCGGGGGCGCCAAAGCTGAACGCCTGCACTTTGTGGGGAGTGGCCTGGTCCTGCTGGGTTGGCTCTTGCATGGCTGCCTTCTAGGGTTGACCAGCGGCTGCGCCGCTTTTTGTTGATGTTGAGGGGTTCATGGTGCAGGGCGTGCATGACGGCCCAGGCGATATCGGCGTGGCCGGTGGCGTCGGTACGCGAGGCGCTATAGGTGATCTGACCGCTGTTGGTCGCGCCGCGCTTGATCGTCAGGAACGCCGAAGCGATGTCGTTCCAGCCGGCGTCCCATTCGATGCGACGACCTTGGATGGTGTCCTGCGCCTTGAGCACCAGGGTGTTTTTGGTTTCCAGGCTGTAATGAATCGGCGTTACACGCGGGTAGAAGTCGCGCACCGAGTCGAACACGCCGTAGCCCACACCGGTGATGTCGATGCCGATGTGCTGGACGTTGAAGCGTTCGGTGATCTTTTTGACCTGCGCAGCCTGGTAGGTAAAGGAATGCCCCCGCCAGCTGTACTTCTCCAGGATGCGGAACTTGCCGCCTTGTTCCAGCGGTGGGGCGACCACCACACAGGTGGCGTCGTCGCGGGTGCGGCTGGGGTCATAACCCAACCACACCGGGCTGTTGCCAAACGGACGCGCCGCCTTTGGATCGGGGTCGTAGTCTTTCCACAACGACAGGTCGGAGTAGCAGCGTTCCAGATCCGCCAGGTTGAACGCGCTCTGCGTGCTGTCGATGAATTGGCACAGGTACAGCTGATTGAACTGATCGTCGGAGTTTTCCAGTTGCAGCTGCTCGAGGTCGAACAGGTCGCAGCCACCGGCGATGGCGTCGTGGATGGTGATGATCTTGCGCCACTGGCCGTCCGGACAGAGCACGCCCTGGCGCAGCTCGGCCTCGCCCGGGAATGGCAAGCTGGCCTTTTTGTGTTTGCCGCGCTTGAAGGTGTCGCCGGTCCAGAACGGATAGGCCTGATGGCTGACCGCGCTCGGCGTGGAGAAATAGGTTTTGCGCCACTTCTTGTGGGTGGCCATGGCCCCCGACAACGTGTTGAGCTTTTCGAAATCGCGGATCCAGAAATACTCGTCGACGTAGACGTGCCCGTGGTGCCCCTGGGCGGTGCTGCTGTTGGTGCTCAAGAAACGCAGCTCGGCGCCGTTGCTCAGGATGATCGGGTTACCGGTCAGCTCCAGGCCGAACCACTCGCGGGCAAACTTGATGATGTAGTTGCGGAAAATCTCCGACTGGGCGCGGCTGGCCGACAGGAACATCTGGTTATCACCGGTCAGCACCGCGTCCATGAACGCTTCGCCGGCGAAGTAATAAGTCAGGCCGGTCTGGCGAGCCTTCAATACGTTACGGATCCGGCACGTCAGCGGATTCAGCTTGGCCGCGAACAGCTCTTTCTGATAGCCGAACAGCTGGCTGGTGAACTTCTCCAGGAAGTCCACTTCGGTCAGGTGACTGATGTCATTTTTGACCGCCTTGCCTTTCTTTTTTTTGGCGTCGTCACCCTCGCGCCGAGGCGAGCGGCCTTGGCGTTCCGGACGTTCATCGCTGACTTGTGCTGCAGGCTCGTCAGGCTGTCGGGGGGCAGGTTTCACGGCCTGTTTCTGCAGGCGCTCGCGCACATTGAGCAGGCGGTCGAGTTCATCCAGTTCGGGTTTGGTCAGCGTCTCGATCTTTTCCAGAATCAAGGTGATCCGGCGAGCGACGGCCGTTAACGGTTCTTCACTCGTTAGCAGGTCGTCCCAGCCGCCCTTGGCGATCCAGTAGTAGACGATACGGATGTTGGACAGCTTGAGTTGCGCCTGGATTTCACGCGGCTTATAGCGGCGCAAATACAGCTTTTTGGCGGCGTCTTTGACTTCAGGTAAGTAGGGCATGAGCCGCAGTTTATGCACCTGCCCCCAGACAAACAGGCCCTAACATTCCGCGTCATTCCTAGTTCCTGAAAATAGGAATGACGCGGAAGGGAACCGTTTGTCCGGGCGATTTTGGCTGCTTATCGTGGCGGCCATTGCAACCCGAACCGAGCGATTGACCGACATGCCTCGAACCTTTGTCACTGACTGGAAACGTGTCGCCACCAGCGGCAAGACCATTGATGGTCGCACCATTGATGCGCAGGACTTGCGTGACATGGCCGCCAACTACGATCCGGCGACCTACACCGCAACCATCTGGTACGAGCACATCCGCTACTTCGGCAGCATGGGCACCGTCGTCGAGGTGAAAGTCGAGGAAGTCGCCGGGGACAAGGTCGCGCTGTTCGCCAAGCTGCAACCCAATGACCGCCTGCTGGCCATGAACAAGGACGGCCAGAAAATCTTCAGCAGCGTCGAGATCCAGCCGAACTTCGCCGACACCGGCAAGGCCTACCTGCGCGGTATGGCCGTCACCGACGAGCCCGCCAGCCTCGGCACTGAGCCATTGCATTTTTCCCGGCGTGCCGATGCGGGCAATCACTTTGCCAACGTGGAGCAGCTGGACGACCTGACGCCGGCTGTGGACTTTGACGACGCGGCTGCCGTGTCATTCTTCACCCGGTTCTTCAACAAGTTGGGGGTGATCACAGCGCCTCCCGCTGACCTCATCGTTCCACCCACTGAAGAGAACACTCCCATGGACGCTAAAACCGCCGAGGCCTTTGCCGCCGCCGTGGACAAGCTCGACACCGTGGCCACCAGCCTCGCGACGAGCGCCGCCACCTTCGCCAAACAACCGCCGGCCCCCATCGACATCGAAGAACCCACGGTCACCGTTGCCACCGCTATCACCGCTGATCAGTTCAATGGTTTGAAAGGTTCGCTGGATGAGCTGACCGAAAAATTCAACACCGCGCTCAACCAGGGCAAAGGCAAGACCGTGCCCCCGGTGATCGGCGCCACCGACGATCAAGAGAAGGTGTACTGATGAGCCTCAATAACGCTGCCCGCTTGAAGTTCGCCACCCTGGCGCTGGCCATCGCCGCGACCTATGCCGTGGCTGACGTGCATCAGGAATTCAACGTCGACCCAACCCACGCCCAGACGCTGAACGACAAAATCACCCTGTCCTCTGACTTCCTGCAGCGCATCAACGTGCTGCCAGTGAGCGAGATCAAGGGCGAGAAGGTCATGCTCGGTGTCAGTGGCACGGTCACCGGCCGCACCAACACGACCACTACCGACCGCGTGGCGCGCAACGTGTTGGGCCTGGATGGCCAAGGTTACGAGCTGTACGAGACCCACAGTGACGTGGGCCTGAAATACGCCACCATCGACGCCTGGGCCAAGTTCCCCGACTTTGCCAAACGCTACGCCGCTGCCGTGCAAAAACAGATCGGTCTGGACCGGATCATGATCGGCTGGAACGGCACCAGTATTGCCGCGACCACCGACCGCACCGCGAACCCGTTGCTGCAGGACGTGAACAAGGGCTGGCTACAGATCGCCCGTGAACAGGCGCCGCAACAGATCCTGGTCGAAGGCGCGACGGATGGCGAAATCCGGATCGGCGCCGGTGGCGACTACGCCAACCTTGACGGCCTGGTGTTCGACGTCTCGCTGATGATCGACGAAGAGTTTCGCGATGGCGGCGACCTGATCGCCATCATCGGCCGCGATCTGCTGGCTCACGACAAGGGCAAGCTGTACGCCGCCCAGGGCGACAAACCGACGGAAAAGGAACGCATCGAGATGGCCCAGGTGATCGCCACCTACGGCGGTCTGCCCTCGTTCACCTGCCCGTACTTTCCAAGCAAAGGCGTGGTCGTCACCACCTGGGACAACCTGTCGATCTACTTTCAGGACAGCAGCTGGCGTCGGCAGATTGTCGAAAACCCGAAGCGCTCCCAAGTGGAGGATTACAACGCCCGCAATGAGGGTTATGTGATCGAACAACTGGGCAAGTTTGCGGCCATCGAAGCGGCGAACGTTGTGCTGTTGCCACCTGCAGCGCCTGCACCATGAGCCTGGCGCTGAAACACAAACGCCGCGTGCTCGAACACGGCCCCGAGTCGACCGGCCAAGCGTACACCCCCGGCACGGCGCTGGCCGGTCCGGCCAATGCGCAAAAACACCTGGCGCTGATGGTCAGTGCCCTGGCCGAGGACTGCGCCAGGCTCTCGGACCTGAACGCCATGGAAGCGCGCCAACGCCTGAAGCGTGACGAGTTGCTGCCCAAGTACCTGGAATACGTGCAGCGCTACCGCGAGTCGGGGTTGAACCACTCGAACCCGGTGCTGATGCAGGTGATGGTCTGGCTGTTCGACACCGAGCAGTTCGAGCCCGCGCTGGAGCTGGCCGATTTTGCGATCAGCCAAGGCCAAGCCATGCCGGAGCGCTTTCGCCGTGACATCCCGACCTTTGTCGGTGACACGGTGATCGACTGGGCTGACGGCGAGCACAAGGCCAAGCGCAGCCCCGAGCCGTACCTGTCGCAGCTGCTGCAGCGAATTGACGCCAAGTGGCCCGGCTTGACCGATCCCGCCGCTGGTGACCCCCGCGAGCTGCCACCGCGTGCCACGCCTTGGGAGCTGTTCGAAAAAATCCCGGCGCGTTACCACAAGTTGCTGGGAATCATCGCCATGGAAGGCGAGCAGTGGGGCAAAGCCTGCGCCCACTTTTACCGCGCTGCCGAGCTGTATCCGGAGATCGGGGTGAAAACCCGCATGGAAGAAGCCACCAAGGCGCTGCGCAAGCAAGAGACCGAACAAGGCTTCGACCACGAATAAAAGACTACCCCCCCCAGCGGGGGCCTGCCGAGATGAAAGCCCAGTGCTAACCATCTGACGCAGAACCCCCGCCCTATTCAACACGTCCAGCAGAGGAGGTCAGCACATGAGTTTTGGCGGCAAACCGACCACCCTGGTGGATCGCACGATACCCAACGACGGCTTCTGGCCGGATCTGCAACTGGCCGAGTTCCAGGCTTCCTATCGGCTGCCGGCGGAATACCTGCCGGAACTGCTGGTGGAAGGCCTGACCATGGGCATGGGCGAAGTGAATCTGGATCTGGACCTGCGCAAAGCCGCCTGGCAAGACCAGGGCTTTACCTCGCTGGAAGGCTCCGGCATGGAAAAAGAAGCCTTTTATCTGGCCAGCTACCGGCGCGCCGCGTACTGCCGGGCCAAGGCCTTTTTGCTCCAGCAGTTCGCCACGGTCAACCGACGGGAAAGTGCCGAGAACCTGGGCAAAGAGGCACCTGCACAGCATGAGCTTTTTCTGTCCTACAGCCAGCAGTCCGTGCGCGTGCTGCAAGGCCGTGGGCGCATCACGGCGGAGCTGATCTGATGGAGAAGCTGCGCGCCTTGACCGCTTACCTGATCGATCGCGGCCTGGTCTTGCCCGAACAGCTCGACAGCTGGGCCGAACAGGTCACCTTGCCGCTGTACTGGAAGCCCACGGTCAAGGGCTTGCACATGGGCGACATGCGCTATCACGCGATCATTTCCCTGGAGCGGCTGACCGACCACCCGGCGCGGCTGATGGCCCTGGTCGGTTCCTGGCTGGAAGTCAACGACCCCGATCGCGAAGACGACAACCTGGCCCCGCCGACGTTTGAGATCGATCAGCTCGATCCCGACACGGCCGACATCGAGTTGCAACTGGACTTTATCGAATCGCAGCACCTGAGCGAGTCCGACACCGGTGAGATTGAGGCCTTCGGCAAGCGCTGGGACTTCGTGCCGTTCGACCTGTGGATTGCGGAACAGAGCGAGGTGATCCATGGCCAATCGTAACCCGCTGAATCTGGACGTTCGGGGCCTTGTCGAGGCCCAGCAACAGCTGGCCCTGCGAGCAATGCCGCCGCGCCTGCGTAAACGCCTGCTAAACCGGGTGGCCATGCGCTTGCGCACCACTTGGCGCAAGCGGGTACGGGATCAGCGAGATCTGTCCGGCAGTGGCTTTAAGCCTCGGGCCAGCAAGCGCAAGAAAAAGATGCTGACCGGCTTGGCCAAGGCCCTGGGCGTGCCGCGCCTGACCAGCGAAGAAGTGGAGCTGGGCTGGGGCCGCAAGAAGAACTCGATGATCGCCGCCGTCAACAACGCCGGCATGACTCAACGGGTGACGGCTGCGCAGATGCGCCGCTTCAAGCGCCTCAACCCGTTGATGGCCACCCGCGCCCAGGCCAAGAAGCTGCGGCAGCTGGGCTACAAGGTGCTGGCCGCTGGCAAGAACAAACGCGGCCGGGCGCGCTACATGCGCCCCAGCCTGAGCTGGATTCAGGAAAACGTCCGTTACGCCAAGGCCGGCCTGTTGATCCGCCTGCTCAAGGACGAAACACCCGGCCCCCAAGCCTGGGACATCGTCCTGCCCAAGCGCGAGTTTTTTGGACCGACATCGGCGCAGGAAGTCAGTGCGCTGGTCGAGCTGCTGCTCCCGCAAATCCTCAATTCACCCCATTAACGAGGCCCCTCATGGCTCAAGGCAAAGTCAGCGTCAACAACCTGAACCTGGGACAAGGCCCGGTCACGGAGATTGAGCGCTATTTTCTGTTTATCGGTCCCGCCGCGAAAAACGTC